CATCTCGGTTATTGGAACAGTTTATCAAAGAGCTCCAATACCAACTCCTGATGATTATGAGCCTATTCCCTATCCTCCTCCTAATTGGGGCGTTAATATTCGGTTATTGGATGATGAGGATATTGAGCCTTTGAGACCTTTTATTGTTGAACCAAAGAACCCTATAAGGGTGTGGGCTACTTAAAGGAAAAACTATGCCACAATCAGGATATACTCCCCTTAAAATCTATTCTAGTTCAACACCCACCAATGTGCCGAATGCAAGTAATCTTGTAAACGATACAGGTGGTAGTGAACTTGCGATTAACACTTACGATGAAAAACTGTACTTTAAAAATAGTTCAGGGGTAGTTAAGCTATTAGCATCTGTCGCATCTACAAGTGGCACTTATTCAAGCGTGACTATTACAGGTGGCACGATGAATGGTGTCACAGGCACTAACGCAGGAATGACTGTTGGTAATGCTACTAATCTTGTGTCTGGTGGAACAATTGCTTCTACAGTAACTGCAACAACTCAATCCCTTGGGGATAGCACTACAAAAGTAGCAACTACAGCTTTTGTGCAAAATACTATACAAACTTTATACCCTGTTGGTTCTATTTATACCTCAACAGTAGCAACCAATCCTGCAACTTTGTTTGGTTTTGGAACATGGGTAGCATTTGGTGCAGGGCGAGTATTAATCGGACAAGATGGAAGCACATTTGTCGCAGGTGCAACAGGTGGTAGTGCTGATGCTGTTGTAGTAAACCACACACATAGTGCAACATCAACAGTTACAGACCCTGGGCATTCCCATGCAGGTTTACATACTCCATTAAGTGCGAATACTCCTGGTCCATATGTTGGTTGGTATGGGTGTAGTGCAGTAGCAGATATAAATACTAATTCAGCAGTTACAGGTATTACCGTAGCAACAACGAATACATCAACTGGTGTTAGTGCAACAAACGCAAACTTACAACCCTACATAGTCGTTTATATGTGGAACAGAACTGCTTAATTAACCCAAAGGAGAAATACAATGAGTACATACAATCAAGAACAAGGCGATATTATTCGCATTAAAGTTGACGAACCTATATTAGTAACACCTGAAATAAGTATTCCTGTCGAAGAACTTCCTGCAGAAGCCCCTGTAGAAGTACCTGCTGAACCTGTTGTAAAGTAGTAAGCGATGGAAATAGAGGATACAGTTGTGGAAAACGATAAGCGACTTTCAATTCACGAAGCAATTTGTGCTGAAAGATATAAAGGAATTATTGATACCTTTTCTAAAGGAAATAAAAGAATGGAACGCATAGAATACTTACTGTATGCAACCATTGCTTCTATCTTCTTTGGCAAAGACTTTTTAATTGAAATTATTAAGAAAGTAATAGCATGAGTTTAGACCCTATTTCAGCAGTTCTTGACCTTGGTAATACGCTAATCACTCGTATCTTCCCTGACCCTGCACAACAAGCAGATGCAAAGTTAAAGTTACTTGAATTACAACAATCAGGTGAGTTAGCAAGTATGACTGCACAAACTGATATTAATAAGATTGAAGCCCAAAGTACATCGTTGTTCGTATCAGGGTGGCGACCTTTTGTTGGTTGGGTAAGTGGTAGTGCATTTGCTTTACATTTTTTATTGATGCCTATAGCCAACTTTATTTTAGTGGCTACGGGGCATCAAGAAGTTATTTTATCGTTTGATATGGCAACCCTTATGACAGTATTAATGTCGTTGTTGGGATTGGGTGGAATGCGAACAGTTGAAAAAATACAAGGGGTAGCTTCTAAATGATATCCAAAGAAAATGTCGGTGGGTTTGTAACTGTTTGCGTTACTGTTACTCTTTGTATAGTTATCATCGGCATGGTAGGTGCTTTACTACTAGGATTATTTGATAAAAATTTAGACAACTCGAAGATTTTTGAAGCGATTACCCCTGCGTTTCAGACCATCATCGGAGGATTTATTGGTTTGATAACTGGAATTAAAATAGGACATGATGATGCCAAACTTGACTGAACACTTTACACTTGAAGAACTTACTTTTACAAACCATCGTGAATTTGATAACACGCCTAATGAGGAAGAATTAGCCAATCTTCAACGATTGGCTGAATTTCTTGAAAAAGTAAAAATGGTTTTGCGTGGCAAACCTGTCATGATTAACTCGGCATTTCGGTCAAAACAGGTGAATGATTCGGTGGGTTCAAAAGACTCATCTCAACACCGTTTAGGTTGTGCAGCCGATATTCGCATCCCCAACATGACCCCTGATGAAGTAGTTCAAACATTAATGGCTTCAGGACTTGAATATGACCAACTTATTCGTGAGTTTGATAGTTGGACACATATTTCTATCCCCAACCATCCTGAAGATAAGCCAAGAAAACAGGCTTTGATTATAGACAAAGCAGGAACAAGGGTTTACGCATAAATAGTTTAATGGATAACTAAATTTGTATTAAAATACTATAAACTGTTTGGGATAAACGGTTGACATGGTTAAAGGAAAATTATGGCAACTACACCAACAAACACCTCTGCGTCAGTAATGACCTATGATTCCCTTATTCAAGATATTCAACAATATCTTGAGCGAAGCGACCCTGCTGTTGTTGACCAAATTCCTTCATTTATTATGTTGGCTGAGTTTGAAATTGCACAACAAATGAAAACACTAGGTCAAATCCAAGTCGTTACTAGCGTGATGACGGTTGGTAATCCCATTATCCCAAAACCTGCTAGGTGGCGTAAAACAGTATCGATGAACCTTACATTTACTGCAAGTGGCGAAGTTCAACCGATTCTATTGCGTAAATACGAGTATCTAAAACAATATGCCCCTAGTGTTACAGCAACAAGCGTACCTCTATATTATGCTGATTACGACTATGATAATTGGTTAGTAGCACCAACACCTGACCAAGCATACAACTTCGAAGTGCTATATTACGAAAGATTAGCACCTTTGTCTGCTGACAATCAGACCAATTGGATAACAAGAAACGCACCGAATGCTATGTTGTATGGCACTTTACTACAGGCAATGCCCTTTTTAAAGAACGACCAACGAGTAGTATTCCAACAAAAATACGACCAAGCAACGCAATTCTTGAAACAAGAAGACCAATTGCGACTTGCCGATAGACAAGCCATTGCTATAGACGGATAACCATGACAACTTCTAATCCTACTTATGTAAATCCATTCACAGGGCAATCAGTAAGCCCTACGGTTACTTCTTATGAATCATTAACGATTAGCGTTAATACCACCCTTCAATGGGCAATTAATGGTAATAATCAGAATCAAGTTACTGCAAATATTATTGAGGTAACTGCAACCACCACAGGTTTAAACCTTATCATGCCACCTGCAACTCAAGTGTCAAGTGGTCAAACCTTATTGATTCGAAATGTTGGTTCTAATTCGTTTACAGTTACCGACAATACAGGTGGGACAATCATTGCGATTGCTTCAGGAGTTGCTCAATTTATTTATGTAACTGATAACACAACCCCTGCAGGTGTGTGGTCAACAGTAACTTTTGGTGCAGGAACATCTTCTGCTAACGCTTCTGCACTTGCAGGTAATGGTTTAACTGCCCTAAATACCACCTTAAATCAATCTTACAATGTAACTACTTATTCATCCAACCAAACTTTAAACGCATCCAATCGTGCCAATTTTAATGTGTGGACAGGTGGGGTAGGTACATTTACTCTTCCCTCTGCATCATCTGTAGGCAACAATTGGTTTATGATGGTTCGCAATAACGGAACAGGGATTGTTACTTTAACTCCTGTAGGGTCGGATACCATCAATGGTAATGCTAACCAACAACTTCAATTAACCGAATCTTTGGTGATTGTTTCTAATGGTTCAACAGGTTGGTACACCTTTGGTTATGGTCGTTCAAATAGTTTTGCTTACACACAGTTTGCATTAAGCGTAACAGGTGGCACTTTAACTTTAAGTTCAGCTCAAGCTTCAAACACTATTCAAGAGTATTCAGGGCTATTAACCTCCAACCAAATTATTATTGTTCCTTCTACGGTACAACTTTATGCGTTTAGTAATAACACAACAGGTGCTTATACCTTTACGGTCAAAACTTCTGTTGTAGGTGGAACGCAGTTAACCATTGCATCAGGTCAAACTTCTTTGGCTATTTGCGATGGCACGAATGTCTACAACGCTCAAACTGCAACATCTTCTGTAGCATCATCACTTACCCTTGGAAACGGTTCTTATTCAGCACCTGCCTTAAACTTTGCAGGAGATAACACTACAGGTGTTTACTTAGTTGGTTCGGGAATTCTTGGTTTGGCTGTTGGTGCAAGTATTGGTGCAACATTAAGTTCAAGTGGGTTCTACACACCTTATGGAATCGGTGGGGGAATATTTTGACATTAAAAGTTATATCTTTAAAAATTCCTTCAGGTATCCAACGAGATGGAACATTATTCGCATCCCCATGCTATGTAGATGGGCAATGGGTAAGGTTTAATCGTGGCGTACCAAGGAAGATTGGTGGATATAACGGTATCTTTTTAAGTGCTACAGGCATCTCTCGTGGCATGGTGATGCAATCCCAAAGTGGTATTAACTATGTCTATTCAGGGCAAAGCGATGGGGTGTACGCATGGCAAACAGATGATGATGATGGCGTAGGGTCAGGTCCATCAACAGTAAGCCTATCAGGGGAATTTACATCCAATGCAAATAATTTATGGCAATGGGATATTGGTTATGATAGCAACGGTACAGGACAATTAACAGTTTTAGGTCATGCAGGTCAGAATTTAAGATACATCGATAATACGGTGAACACGCCTATTATGAAGGGTGCATTTCCTTATGGGGCAATGACCAAGCTTGGCATTTTTACTGCTTCAGTAGTGTTAAATAGCACAACCACAGCCACCATTTCTCCTGCTAATTTATTGGTAGCGATTGGGCAAACTGTATCAGGACCAGGAATTACTGCAGGAACAACCATTACCAATGTAGTACAAACTGCAGGAACAACAACCCTCACCTTATCAGCAACTGCAACGGTAACAAGCACACAGACATTAACTTTTGATAATAATCTTGCTGTATCAGGTGGGGTTGTTATGTTGTACCCATACTGTTTTATTTATGGCAATAATGGGTTAATTCAAAATAACTCGGCAGGTAACCTTGAAAATTGGGTTGGTGCTGATGCCAACCAAAACAATGTGTCTGCTACAAAAGTAGTCAAAGGAATGCCTTTAAGGGGTGGTACAACATCTCCTGCAGGGCTATTTTGGAGTACTGACCAATTAACTCGTGTTACTTATGCACCACAAAATGTAGGTTCATCTACAACCTATTGGCGATACGACATTATTTCTACACAGACATCAATTATGTCAAGCCAATGCGTAATTGAATACGATGGTATTTATTATTGGATTGGTGTTGATAGGTTCTTAATGTACAACGGTGTTGTGCAGGAAATTCAAAACACCAACAACATGAACTACTTCTTTGATAACATTAATTACACGCATCGCAACAAGGTGTGGGCAATTAAAGTACCAAGATGGGGCGAGATATGGTGGTTCTATCCTGCAGGTACTTCTACCGAATGTAACTCAGCAATCATTTATAACATTCGTGAAAAAACTTTTTACGATACAGGCATTTGTGAAGGTGCTAATCGTTCTGCAGGTGTGTTCTCCGAAGTGTTTAGAAGACCGATTATGGCTGAAAACATACCGAATGTGAATGGTTTTTACACCATGTGGCAACACGAAACAGGCACGAATAAAACTTACCTTACCAACTCGACTGCAATTCAATCTTATATTGAAACGAACAACATTGGTTGGGTGACAGGAGGTCCAGGCAATCCTCAACTTATGGGTGAAAACAAATGGATTCGCATTGAAAGAATAGAACCTGACTTTGTGCAAACAGGTGATATGAATGTGTATATTTACGGTAAAGGTTATGCCAACGATGAAGATATCGTGACAGGCCCATATGTGTTTAGCCCTAATACTTTAAAGGTAGATATGCGTGAACAACGCAGAGAGATGCGTATTCGATTTGAAAGCAATACATTTAATGGTAATTACGAGATGGGTAATGTATTGATTAGCGTTGAGATTGGCGATGAAAGGTCAACAGGTAACCCATGATAACTTATGAACCAAGGAACATGGAGTGGGATTATTGGTGTGCTTTGATGGCAGAGTTATTTGCGTCTAATCAATTAGGAACTGTGCCTGAAGAGAATTGGCGTGATTGGGCTGATGGTATGCAAGGCATTGGATATTTTGCACAAAATGGTGTACCTGACCAAAGAACATTTGATTCATGGCAAGATTGGGCAACCTCATTGGTTGGCATTATGAACATTAACAATGTGACTGCGAGTTAGGAATTTTATGGGAATGTTTGATTTTATTACTAATCCAATTAATGATGCATTTCATGCAGTTGTTGATAGTAACCCTATTACTTCAGGCATTAGCGATGCAATTCATACGGTTGGTGAAAACACAGGTATTAATGATGTAGTAGATAACGTTGCACCAGCGGCTGCTGCGGCTGCAGCTATTTATTTAACAGGCGGCGCATTAGCGCCTGAAGCGATGGCTTCATTAGGGGGCGGTGAAGCTGCAGCAGGCACATTAGCAGGAGATGCTTACCTTCCAGGCGCACTTGCAAGTGATGCAGGCACAGTTGCAGGCGATGCTTATCTCCCTGGTGCTTTGGCAAATGCTTCTGGCGATGCATTTTTGCCTGGCGCACTTGCAGGTGATGCAGCAGCAAACCCATCTCTTCTAAGTCAAATTGGAAGCGCATATAGTGCTCTACCATCTGCAGTACAAAGTGGGTTAAGCACTGCAGGAAAGACTGCATTAAGCAAAGTTGTAGGCTCTTTGTTTAGCAACGGTAATCAAGGAAGTGGCGCTTTAAATTCTTCTAGTGCTGGTTCAAATAGCTCTGGCGGTTCTTCTGCATCATCAGCAGTAAGCGATCCTTCTCAGTCCGCATCATCTTCTAACTTAGGACATACAAGCACATCACCACAGATGTTGGCAGGCGCGCCTGTGTATAACAATAACTCGAACATACTGCAAATGCTTAAGCAGTTAGATCCTCAGTTTCTTGCCAAAATAGCACCACACATGGCTCAACAATCGCAAAGTGCTCAGCCTAGTCCTGCAACACAATCTATACCGTATAATGGTCTAATGTCTGCAATGTTAAATAAAGACAACTTAAGCGAGAATTTAATGTCTGCAAGAAATAGTTTAATTAACGGTGGCGCGTTACCTGGGTATAAATCAGGAGGGCATGTAGATAACCATGCACCTGTGTTTATAACAGGCGAAACAGGTCATTATGTGAAAGGTAGAGGCGATGGGCAATCAGATGATATCCCTGCGATGTTGGCCGATGGCGAGTATGTGTTCGATGCTGACACCGTGGCTCAACTCGGCAATGGTAGTAGCGATGCTGGGGCAAAGTTACTTGACCACTTTAGAGAATCGTTAAGAGAACATAAACGATCTGCACCAGCACATGAAATACCGCCTGAAGCATCACCATTGTCGTACATGAAAGAAGCCCTTAAACGGCACAAGAAAGGATAAAAATGGCATTACCATCTTCCGCACCTGCGATACCTGATACAGGGATTGTTGCTGGTTCGCCATCTGGCGGTAATTTTAGCCAAGGCGCAGCACTTCCAAACATCACAACTACGCAGACGCAAGCAACAGCAGCTCCGACATTCTACACAGACTACTTAAATAGCCTTGCCACACAAGGTCAGACTGCAGGTCAAAATGCTCAATATGTTGGGGCACAACCTTTACAACAACAAGCGTTTAATCAAGTAGGGCAAAACGTAGGTAATTATCAACCTGCATTGCAGAATGCTATTAATTTAGCAGGTAATGTAGGTAGTTCAAATTTGTCACAAGCAATCGGCGACGTTGGTCAGTCTAATATTCGAAACAATTTAGCACCACAAGCAACTGCGGGAATTGTAGGTTCAGGTCAATTTGGTTCATATAGAGGTGCGCAGGCTTTAGGCGATACAATCGCAAATGCAGAGCTTGAATTAACTGCTCAACAGCAACAAGCAATGCAAGTAGATAATCAAAACAAGATTAATGCTGCGAATTCATTAGGGAATTTAGCAGGGCAAACCCAAGCATTGGGATTAGGCGATGTAAATGCTTTATCAACTCTTGGAGGTCAACAACAGACTATTGCTCAAAATCAGCAATTATTCCCACTTCAGACACTTACAAATGAGTCTAATTTGCTCAGAGGCTACACAATGCCGACTAGCACAAGCTCTTCGTACACTGGCCCAATTCCTGGCGCATATCAAGCATCACCATTGGCAACAGCTGCAGGTTTGGCAACTTTAGCAGGGGGCATCAGTAATACACCATTAGGTAAGTCGATCGGTGCAGGTCTAGGAAATCTAGGCACATCATTAACAGATTATGTAAGTGGGCTATTTAAAACGCCTACTCAAACAACACCAATTAATGATACATCAGGTATGACATTATCGCCTATTCAAAACCCTACAGGCTCTCAACAAGCTGGCTTATTACAAGGGTCTGACGGACAATGGTATACTGACCCAACTTATGGCGCAGGCTCATCAAGTATTGACACGTCATTACCTGTTGCAGATTCTAGTGTGGTTTTTTAAGGAATAAATTATGGCACTACCTACTACTGATCAGACAGAAACAACAGAAGTACCTGCTACTGGAATACCAAGTAGTATGGATTTAATGCAAAAGCAAAATCAAGCATTAAGTCAGTTGATCGAGTCTTTGAACACAAGACAAAATCCTAACTATTTTTCTATTGCAGGCGCATTATTAAACCCTGGTCGAACAGGTAGTGCCGGCGAAGCAGTTGGAAATGCAGCAACTGAGATGGGTCGCCAACAAGAGCAACGAGAACAGCAAGCACCGTCGATTGCAATGCTTAAAGCTCAGTTACTAGGCCAACAGTATAACATGGGACTTAAACAGCAAGGTATGAAGATGCTAGCTGGCATGTTTGATGGTCAAGTATCACCGCAAGAAGCAGCACAAAAACTTGAAAGTGGGTCTATGCCTGCTTCATTCTATTCAAAGCTAACGCCAAACAATGTTGCTGCATTATATGCAGTATCGCCTGAATATGGAAAAGCAGCAGAAGCAGGCGCAAAGCTTTATCAAGAGCAGCGAGGGAATGACATTAAACAATTAGAACTTGGTTCTAATCTATTTGAAAAAACAAGAGGTATGAGTCCTGAAGACAGAGAAGCATTTGCAACTTCCGTCTCCCCGTATGCAAACAAGCTAGGCATAAGTTTACCATCATCAACAGCTAAAGCAGCATCGCCACAGCCACCTGGAGACATAGAAAAACCACCACAAGCAGTGTTCCCTGTGGCGAATGGTCAGATATCAAGCGGTTACGGTCAGCGCACCGACCCATTTGACCCTAACAAAGTAGAAAATCATGAGTCTATCGATATTAAAGCTCGTGAAGGCGATCCTGTTACGGCAGCACTTCCAGGTAAAGTAGTAAAGACAGTCCCGGAGAGTAAGTCAGGTGGGTATGGCAATCAGGTAGTTATTCAGCATCCGAATGGCACAATGTCGATGTACTCACATCTGAAAAATTTTGATGTGAGCGAAGGTGATATTGTTC